ATCTTTTAATTCTTGTGTTAATTCTTCAAATCGCCTTTTTGCGTATTCAATTTCGTCAGCGGAGCTATTTTTATAATTTAATTCTTTTTTCCAGCGATTTAATTGTTCTTCCAGATTTTGTTTTCTCCAACCCATTACTTCCTTCGCAACCTCATCTAACGGTTTTCCTTCTTTTAAAAGCTTTTCAACCGTTCCGCCGCTTAATTGAGTAATTCTGTCTATGGCCTCTTTTTGTGCCGCTTGAGCAATTTCTTCCGGTGTGCGAGTAACTTCAAATCTTGTTGGTTCCAAAATTTTATCTTTTTCGCTTTTTAAAGCGTTAAACTTTTCAACCAATTTTTTTTCTTGTGCTTCAGTTAGTGGTTTGTCTGATCCCAATTTTTGTCTTATTTCATTTAATTTGTTTTCTATTTGAAAAACTTTTTTAGAATAATCAACCGGTTTGTTTCCCCCCTTTAACACCTTCCAACCCATAGGAATATCGGCAGCGAGTTGAGTGCCGTGAATTGGCGATATTTGAGATAACAAATCTTCGCTTGTGCTTCCGGTCTTAGGATTTCCGGCCTCCATAAACGCATAAGCGGCAGGGCTTGTGTATTTAAAAATGTCTATTGCGGTATTGATGTAAGGTTCTGCGGTTTTGTACGCTTCCTTAGCGCTCTGCAAGTACGGTTGCGCCGCTTGATACGCTTCACTTGCGCTTGTGGTTAATTGTTGTAGTAGCCCGGGACTTTCAGAATTTTTTTTTTGATCCTGCACCAGTCCACCTTCAGCCATCATTGGAATACCGCCCCCGCCGCCTTGAGGCAGCATCTCACTTGTGGGAAGCGGTGCCGGTAACGCGAGTTGATTGCTTGGCTCGGGTGGAAGCATGGGTTGTTGTGGCATTGCTGCCATTTGCAAGTCCTGAATCTCAGCAAAGAAGTCTCTGAGCATCTGCATTTTTTCTTCTTCAAGATTGCAGGTGGAGTACAAGTTAATGTATTGGGTCACGATTTCAGTAGCTTTAGCTAAATCCATCCACTGATCGGGTCCTTGGTATTTACCTTCGTCAATCATGTCATCAAGGTATTGAAATATTCTTTCTTCGCTACTGTTTGCCAAGGTTTCAATTTGTCCAAGGTCTGGGAAGTCGAGAAGGCGACGACCTTCTTGAATACTAATCATGTTTGACTGAATCATTTCAGTCACCTTCTGCAATCGACCTGCGGGTTCTTTGGGTAAGCTTGATTGCACGTAGGCTTGGATAACAAAGGGATTTTGCAACAAGGAAATATCCGGCAGTTCAATTTCTTTGCATCCCTTTTTACGGTCTGTAAATACCGTTGAATACTTGCCATCTCTGTCGGCGATGTCCATGGCTTTATCAATAATTTGGTAAGCGAGATCCACATAGAAATTAGTATAACGCCTTTCTAGCGCAGCGAACCTATCCGAGTTGATGTCCTGATATACTCTCTGTGCTTCGCCTGAATTGAGACCCGCCGGCTTTTGGCTTGTTGCTGAAAGCATGGACAAGCCTTCTTGTTCGAACCCGAATTGTATAAGGCGTGCTCTTTCCTCATACAACTCTGGAGCGTTTGATGGGCTAACAGAAAAGATTGGAGCGGCACCACGGTATTTTATCACAGTGCCGATCTTGTTCACGAAGCTAGCGGTGTTACATTTTGACCCTTCCTCTACAAACACTCGCGGAACTCCGCACAATTTAATTGAACGGGAAATAGTATCTAATAAAGAATTTAGCTCTAACTGAGTAGGCATCAGGGTTTCGGCGCTTCCCATGCTCCAAAAACCCATTTGTCTTTTTCTGTGATGCAAGAATACAAACGGGAACTTATCCTTGTCCCACTTTTCGTGAAATAGTTCTCCCTCGCTACAAGCAATCGAGTGGAATCCATCGCCAGTGTTTTCACCGCTTGGTAAACTCCAACCCTCAACAACCATGATTAAGTCAGCAACGCTTCGTGTATTGTCCGCGGAGCTATCGATTCTTGCATTGATTGATTCTTCAGCTTTTCTTTTCTCTCTTGGAAATAAAGCTTCAACCATGGCTTGGTCCATCAGCTTTACTTGGTAAAGTCTGCGGGGGTCGCCGTAAGCAGATTCTTGTAGGTCTACAAAGAGTTCCGTCAGCAATACTCTTTCAATGCCGACCTTTCTGTCTTGTGTTTCTAGTATCTTTAAGCAACCAGTCCCTTGAATCAGGGCGTCTGTCAGAATGTATTCGCCAATCTCATAAGCTTTTGTGCGATAGAACTCGCCTAAAATAAAGTTATTCAGATTTTTAGCTAAGTTTCTTTCTTTGTAGTCGCCGTTATCGGTCAAAAAGACTGGTTGGGGTCTGTCTTGTGTGAGTTTACTTACCAGAGTATCAACAACGGATGATACAAGATTGTAAGTAGGTCTATTAGGTGTCAGACCGCGAAGCCTGTCTACCGTATTCAAGCTTTTACCGACAAAACCCATGAGAGGCATTCCGCCGTAAAGCCTTGCGTACGATGCTGCACGCTCTAACCGAAAGCCTTGAATGCTTTTTAGGTAATCAATGGTCGCAACAAGTTGTTTGGCTCTATCGCTTGAGTTTTTTTCTTCCCACCACTTAAAGCCTTTAGCGCCGTCATACTTATCTGACGTTCGATAGACCTTAGTTGCGCGACCCGGTTTGTCTTTAAGTGTTGTTTTTAAACTCATTGTTGTTGCTCGGTTTCAAGGATTGGCGGAGTTGCAGAGTAATACAACAACTCCTCCTCGGTTAGTTCAGGTTCGTCAGTTTCTTCTACTTCTGACTGCCTGCGCTTATACCTGCTTTCGGGAACTTCTTCTGCGAGTTTTAGTTTGATGCCGTCGGCTTCAAATTCTAAAACGCCCTTATCCCGCAGGACCTTCAGCAAGTCCTTTAAACTTTTTAAATCCATTACCGTCCCATTCTTTTTCTTTTTTCGCGCTCACTCATAATTTGACCGACAAGTTTGTGATCATCATCGCTTGGATTGTCATCAACATCGTGGCTTTCGTCTTCGATGTAATGGGCGTTACCAAAATCAATTTCTCTTTCAAATGCGGGCTCTGCATCTCTTTCAGATTCAAGCATTCCGCCGTTTGCCATTTTCTTTCGCTTTTCCATAACCATGTCGACTACGCTTCCGCCCATAGCGAGTTTACCAACGCTACTGATATTCATTCCGGGGGCTTTCATCGCAGCAACTTTTTGTTTGAGTGCTGGATCCATAGCCGGGCTTTGGTTTGGGTGCAGTTTTTGGTTTTGAACCATGCCGCCTTCAGCGTAACAACCTTGATTGCAGCTTACTGGACCGCCGTGAGCGCACATTTCTCCGCCCTTAGCCATTGCGACATTGCCACCCATGGCCATTTCATGACCACATTTTTCACATTTATGATTCACTTCTCCCCCTTCGGCCATAGCCGTTTTTTCTGCAAGTTTAAAAGCTTTAGCCGTAGGAGCGCCTTCGCTTCCAGGCTTTCTCATTCGTTCTCCGCTTCCTTCTTCGATTCTTTTTCTTTTCGCGTGAATGTTAGCATAAAGGCCACCGCCTTTAGCCATGTTACGGCGTTTGACAGCGTAAGCAATCGCAACCGCTTGTTTGGGGTCACGACCCGCTTCGATTTCTGTCTTAATATTTTTTTCTAAACTCTTTTTGGATTTACCTTGAATTAAAGGCATTACTCTTGCTCCATTTCCTCATGGGGCATCGCTTCCAAGTAATAAAAAGCATTTTGAAGCGCGAGTGCGATTCCTCGTACATCGCTTTTATCTAGGGCGCGCATTAGTTCTTGTGCGCAAGCCTCAAGACCAGGGTCCATTTCTTCGCCACGCTCACTTCGGTGTTCTACTGCAACAACTCCAACTCTTTTATCTTTATCGTTAAATGGCGGCGGCATTGGCATAAATTTCCCTTTCGTTACAATTGAAGTCTATTTGATACAAAATGAATAAAAATTTGCGTTTTTGATGAAAAAACCGTGTAATTTGCGTAAGAGTTCAACGGCTCTAAAGACTATGGGCTTCAGTCGGGCCAACTGACTGCGTAGGGTGTCATGCCCCTACCGACTATTCTCCGGTAGCCGACTAGTCTTTTTTTTCCTTAATACTTCTACTGATTTAACTGTGCTTTTAAGTATGGTGTGGCAATCCATGTTGTGTTGGTCATTGTCTTGGGTCAGCCAGCTTGCGAGGTAAAAGGCTTTTCTGTCGATGTTTACAAGTTCCCCAATCACTCGGCAATACAGGGGGGCAGCAATACCGTTTGTAGTGCTCACATGATCTAAAAAACAAATTTCTAGGACGTCACCAATTCTAAATTTCATCGTTGAAACACCATGTCCTTAAAAAAGGCTTCGTGGATTCCCTTGTTTACATAAATCTGCACCAATTGATGAAAGAACGCGCCGCTCTGCTTGTGCCATGTGATTCCAAACCCTAACGTCCAATCCGCAATGTCTTGTATGTAATCGGCAGCCTGGCGTTGATTTCCGAGCCAACCAATATTCAGAGCAACAAAATCATCACCATGGGCATTATTGATGTGGTATTCCTGGATTCGGTGTGTATGTCCGAATATAACGGAACTTCGGAACTTTTTGACCATGCTTGCGGCTGGATTCTCGCCAGCGCGAGAACCGTGCACGCAAACCAAATTGCCAATAACGTACTTACCGCTCTGACCGTAGGGTATGTACTTGATGTCTTTGGGCAGTCCCATGCATTCTTCCGCTTTAAAGAGCCCGCTAAGCTTCGGGGCCTTTTCGTGTATGTATTTGAGTAGTCGCTTTTCATGGTTACCCTCCAAGTAAACTACTTCTTTGTGTGGAACTGTTTCTAAAAGTTCATCAAGAGCGCTTCGGGCCGCGGCCATTTCATCCTTCCACGTTTTAAAGTCCATCATTGGGTCGAGTAAATGTCTACTGACAGAATAAAAATCAAAGAAGTCGCCGTGAATGACGATGATGTGTGGTTTAAGAGACCTTCCTATGTCGAGGAGTAATTTCCAGGCAGCTTTATTAACGAAAGGATGATGGCAGTCAGATACGTGAAGCACCCGTTTAAGGTTGTTCATCAAGACCCCGCGAGATTAAGTTAAAGCTTGTTTGTCGGAAAAATCGTACGAAAGCTTTATTCTAAATCATAAGTGGAGAAAGTATCCACTTCCTCATCTAACTCGCGTTGTCGTTGATAAGCCTGATCCCACATTGTGTCTTGTTCTTGTTTGTACCATTTAGGCGTGTACATCTTGACCGGCTCGGTCTTAGGCTCAAAGGCCCAATGGTAAGCTTCCCTAAACGCATAAAGAACCGCGTCACAGATATCTGAGTGAAATGTATCTTTAATTTTTAATTTATCAGGATTGATGTCCTCACGGTCCCATTCAATCAACTTACAGTCTTGTGCAAACTGAGAATCCTTCTTCGCCATAAACTTTTTAGTTCTCATGGCGTCATTGAGCAGTTCAATGAACTCAAACTTTCTTGCCTTCTCAGCCGCTTGAACGTGGATACCAAATCGCCGTGTGACTTCTTCGGCAATCTTTTTACCAAGACCGCCAGTGTCCATCACTATTCGGTCCGGATTATATCTTTCAACAAGGGTTTTAAGTTGTTCGGCCAATTCAGTGATTCCTTGTTTGTCTTTGACGATTTCTTCAACAAGGAACAATTGTGGTGCGTCCTTGTGCCATCCAAGTACCGCCATAGCGTCAGAATCATCAAAACCCAAGTCAACGCCGATAACGTAGTTAAAACCGCCGTGAAGGGCAGGAAGTTGTCGATAATCATTTATTGCCTCGTTATACTTAAATACGAGCGCATCAGGGTCGAACGCCCATTTACCAAAACATTCTCTTTGAATGCTTGGGTCATGCTCGGTCACTCCTTTACGCTCAAGTTCCCTTTGCAGTAACTCAGCGTGAGTTAACCCAGACTTGATGGGAAGCCAAGGGTTATCAAACATTGTCCAATAATGGTGAGTGTATGACGGGTTTTGAGTTTGATTGTAGAAATAGCCAGCCGGTACCGGTCCTGGGGTTCCAATAAGCCTCAGGCGGCCCCGGTAATCAATCAGGCATTTAGATATCACTTCCTCGATTAAGGGCTCAATGTAGCTTTTAAACGATTGGCACTCATCGATGTAACAAAGGGCCAAGGCCATACCACGATACTTTTCAATCTCGGCGCTGTCTGAAGCCCCCGAAATGTAAATTACGCTTTCGTTTGGGAAGGTGAGTGT